ATGCGATTAAGCATTGCCGAGTATAAATCACTGGTTAAACCCAAAGCAAACAGGAAGAGCAAACCTAGGTCTAAACCTAATCAACAGGAACCAAGCGAAGGTGAATTAATCCTGATGCGAGATCTAAGAGCGCTAAGCATTGGCTTTGAACAGGAATACAAATTTCACCCAACACGCAAATGGCGGGCCGATTTCCTGATCAGTAATACCAAGATCCTGATCGAAGTTGAAGGTGGGATCTGGTCTGAGGGTCGACATACACGGGGAACCGGTTATATCGGTGACATGGAAAAATATAACGCAGCAGCAATTTTAGGATTTCAGGTTTTACGGTTCAGCACACAACAAGTGAAATCAGGTTTGGCGGTTCAACAAATAGAGCAATTGGTAAGAGGTACAAAATGACATTGGTGATTGAAAAGATGCATATCATGCAGGCAGTTGATTGGTCACGATTCGATTTAGAAGGTTGGTTATACCTGTTCGGTGCCTGGCTCTACAGTCATACTGGTCCATGTGGCCAGAGCATTAATCCAATTGCCGTGGCGATGGATAACGTTGCCAAAAACCGACGTGCTAAAAACTAGAAAAGAAGAAAAGTAATCAAGTCATCGCTGACTATATTTCTGATACTTCTTCTGAACTATCACGACCAAAACGAGGCAAAGTCACTTGCGTGATTAATGACAATGAAGCTCGGGCTGTACAGCGTCTCATACTGGATATGTTTGGCCGGAGCGAAGTCATAGACGAATGGCTGGATGCAGTGGTTGATCGCTACTTTAGAGGACAGTCATGGTCTGAGATGGCTAATGAAGAACGTACTCAAAACGATGCTCGACAAGACGTTAAGTGTGGTTTGGCAGCGTTGCATTGTAAGTATGGATTTATTGGGTATTAGCTTAAAACCCTGACGAATAAATTTGGGGTTTTAAGCCAACTCCTTAAACCTTTTAAGAAAAAGTTATACCCCGTTTAAGAAAATTAACTTTAGTTAATTTTTCCTACTTTAAAATTAGTTTTTATCTAATTTTATGGTGTAATAAGCCTAGTTTTAATAAGTAAGCTGTGACTTACTTACTTAAGTAAAAGGTATATATGTCTGAATCAAATGATAGCGTTCGTTCAGAACTAATGGACAACTTAAACGATCCAAATTTATTAGAATCAATCGGGAAAGCATATTTCGGGAATAGTTGGAAAAAATCAATGGCTATTGCATTAGCTGTTGATGAGAGACGTATTACGCACTGGATGCAAAGTACGAGACCTGTTCCAGTTGGTGTTTGGTCTGATCTAATAAAGATTGGGAAAGAACGTTTAGAAAAAATAAAAGCCGTTGAGTCACTAGCATTAGCAAAACTTGAATCTATAGGCTCTTGACTGTGCAAATATAATTGCACATAATCTATCTCGATAGAAAAAGAAGTGCACAGTGCATTTCAGAACCCGAGGTGGACTATATGGAAATCAAAAATCAATCATATGATGCCAGTGATGTTGCAGATGGTTATGCTTTGGCTTATGAGCAGGTTGCAGATCTAGCCGCAATGATTGGTGCTGTTCGGCATTTATGCGAGAAAAACATTGAGTATGTTGGTGAAGTCTATGATGTACCAGAATCTGTATTTCAAGAATTGAAACGTATTTTCAATATCACTGAAGGATTGATTCAGGACTCTTTAGAGTTTAGTAAGGCTCACGAAGATTCTTATAAGTGTTAAAAAATTAGAGCCTGTTGGAAGATGGGCTTTTTAATGTGTGGATTTTAACCAAAAAATACTGTGAGAATTGTAAACAAAAAAAGCGCCGACTTGGAAAAGTTGGCGCTATATAATGGTATTAAAGCAGAAGCTATGTAAAAAATCAGTTATAAAATCGTATTAATATTATTAAAAACCAAAGGTTAAGTATATTGTTTTGATGAATAATAAACATTATCTTTACTTCCATGTTTGCAAACATAATAACTTTAACTTTATGAAAGATAATGATTTTTAGAAGGTATTATGTTTATTTTTGAGGAAGGTAGAGAAGCCTACAACAAAATTATGACAACTATACTCGCTCAAATTATTTTTGGCGGTATTGCGTTTCTTTTTTTATATAAATCGAATGTACTGAAATTAGCAGTTAATTACATTCCTTTTTATATTTTTACTATATTTCTATGGTTTGCATTTGCTTTATGGATAGTCAATGCGTACATAGAGTTTAATAACTCCTACAAGCGTTATTTATATCCAAAGGTAAAAAGCACTCAATTTTTAGAATTTTCAAAAAATGAAGCAATAAAGTTTTCAGAAATATGGAAACGTGATAAGAAGCTAGCGATTGAATACATTTTAATACAGGTCTTAGTTGTTGGTATTCTTATGTTTATTTGTTTTGGATCAATTCTTTCAGCTGTTCAAATTGCAGAAGGGGCCAAAATTCAATAAGCAAGTTGGTTTACGATGAGATGAGATTTGTATCATTAGATCCAGAACTTGACCCTGCGCAGGGCAAATGCTATTTTTACGTTATAGTGGTCGAAGTTTAAGTAGATCACGGAAATTAAAGCTCATCGAAAGGTGGGCTTTTTTATTCTGTAAATAACGAACTGATATAATTGATATTACAAATATAAGTAAGGTTTCAATACGATAGAACATTTTTAATATGTTGATACCGTTTATTGTCGCTATTGGTGTAGTTTCATTGACTTGAACAGAGATAGAGCGGTTCAGTATAAGTTTTTCTAAAATAGGCGTTTTATTAATTGGATGCCATATATGCTATGAAAACCCATCTTTGAATCGATGGGTTTTGTATATTTTCTCTATTTTAATCTTAAAGTAAAGCAACAACGTCAGCTATAGCTTGGCGAGAATTTTCCAAGTATTCACGTTTAACTTGAACACGCTGACCGCTTATAGTTAGTTTTCCTGGATTTAATTGGAAAAAAGGGAATCCTCTGGCAAACGCTACTACGCCGGTAGTTTGGAAATCACGAACACTAATTAATCCATCTTCTGCATTTGTGAAAGTAAAATATTGACTATGTGCTTGAATTGCTGCTGTTACGTCTAATTTAATCCCTTCTAAAACTGCATTATATGCGGATGCGTCTCCCATATATTGAGTAATACGATTTCGAACAATCAGATGAATTTTTGGAAGACTTCTTCCTCCATTAACCATTTGACCAGCAAATGTGTAATTAGAATAAATAGGGGAAGGTAGGCGAATACCATACATTAATGAAAAGCTATTTTGTACAGCTCTGCGAGAAGAGTCATCAGCCATTACTGGCATAATAACCCTTTCTGAAGCAGCTAGTGCGATTTGTGTGTACATTGAAAAGCTTGGGTTCGTGTCGATAAATACAACGTCATATTCATCTGCAACAGCATTTAATAAATCTTTGAGCCAATCGATTACTGCCAACCATGTGTTTACTCCAGGTAAGCTAGCATTGGCTAAAGTATTCATTGCAATACCTTGAAGTTCGATTAATGGATCACCGCAAATCAAATCAATGTTTTGGGGAATCACATTATGAATGCTTGAAGGTGTCATGATGAAATCATGAGGTGTAAAAATTGATGGCAGTGAGAATGGTGAAGGTAGGCGAAAATCAAAATATCCACCAATACTACAACGAGGAACTTTGCCGTGCTGAGTAAGTAACCGAGCACTGCCTTGATGTTCTTGCCCGCCTAGTAATAACTCAGAAAAATTAGCCTGTGGGCAAAGATCAATTGCAAGTACTTTTTTATTTGGATGTATCTCTGCGTATTTGCAAACGCTTTGAAAAATCAAACTAGTTTTTCCAGTACCGCCTTTATTATTCCAAAATGCATATTTAAGCATGATTATCTCTTTGTTTGGGTGTTTTTTGGACATACTAATGTCCAATTTAGACATTGTAAATATTTTTATTAAAGTTTAATTGAATTTCTAATGAGAATTTTTAATGAGCCAGATTCGACCATTTCCACCAATGGAATTGATGGATAAAGCAGACGAGGAAGAAGCAATACGCCTTGCACCTGCACCAGATCTCATACAATGAGTAGTTGATAACTTTTTAACTATTGGTGGGCCACTACATAATCCTGACCATGACCATATCGCTGAGCTCATCCATGATAGTGAAGAGTTTTTAGCATTTGCATGGGCATCATCTGCATGTTTAGCTAAGAAGCGTATGGTCCTTGGCCAGTGCGAAAAAGTGATGTTCAACCAAGGCGGCTGGCGTAAAGCTCGACAAGAGCAGCAGATGCGCGACTGGTTCGGTTATGTGCCTATTTATCTTATTACCATTGATGCAAGCTTTTGTGAGCAAGCTTCAGATCAGGACTTTTGTGCTTTGATAGAGCATGAGCTTTATCACATAGGCGTAGAACAGGATGAGGATGGTGAGCCTCTCTACAGTGATATGACCGGCCTTCCGAAGCATTATCTTGCTGGCCACGATGTGGAAGAGTTCATTGGCGTGGTCAAACGATGGGGAGCGAGCGATAACGTTAAGCGACTTGTTGAAGTGGCGAAGCAAGCGCCGTTTGTATCTGAAGTAAATATTTCCAAGTGCTGTGGGACATGCATTATCAGTTGAGCCGTTTGGCTCATTTTTTTTGCCATGCTTCCTTGATGAGCCTTGATGGATTTTGAATTATGGCAAAGCTCAAAAAAGCCGAGCAACTCTTTATAGTTCGGTCAGTTGCGCAATTCATGACACCAACCGAAGTTGTTAAGGACATCAAGGAAACATTTAACATCGATGTGTCACCGCAGCAAGTTGAAGCCTATGACCCCAACAAGGTTGCAGGTCGGGATTTAAGGAAGGAATTTAGAGATGTTTTTGAAGCAACACGGAAAGAGTATCTCGAACAGCCACTGAGCAAAATCAGTGGAGCAAATGACATTGTTCAGTTGAAGACCTTGAATGATCTGCTCTGGTCTAAAAAGAACAACGTCAGAATGACGCTACAGGTGGCCATGTATTAAGGATCGGGACACCGAAGGGCTTTAACCACTGTTATGACACGTTTATGGATGGTCAGCCTGGACATGAACCAGACTGTAAAAGTTTTTCCTATACATCACTTCAGGGCGGGAATATTCCTGAGTCAGAGATCATCGTTGCGAAACGAAAGATGGATCCTAAGACATTTAGCCAGGAATACGAGGCCAGCTTTGAAAGTTATCAGGGCGTTATCTTCTATTGCTTTAATCGAACGCTAAGCGCATCCAATGAGACAGTTCAGCCGAATGATGTACTGCACATCGGCATGGACTTTAACGTTACCAAGATGGCAGCAGTGGTCTATGTTCGCCGTGGTGACCAGATGCATGCGGTCGATGAGTTTGTAACCTATTTGATACGCCAGCAATGATTGATGCAATTCAGGAACGCTATCCTGATCATGAGGTCGCTGTATATCCCGATGCTTCAGGTGAGAACCGCAAGTCTAGCAATGCCAGTGAGACGGATCTGGCGCTACTCAGAAAGGCTGGATTTAAGGTCCATGTCAACAGTAGAAATCCTGCTGTGAAGGATCGTATCAACTCAATGAATGGCATGCTCTGCAATACCTTGTCGGAGCGTCGATTATTCGTAAACGTAACCAAGTGTCCTCACTTTGCAAAATGCTTGGAACGTCAGATCTATGATGATTATGGCCAGCCTGATAAAAAGTCTGGCTTTGACCATATGAATGATGCTGGTACTTATCCAATCGCGTATTTATTCCCGATCGACAAAAAGTCAGCAGGAATGCGTAGGATCCGAGGTATGTCTTAACCAATGCACCTATACAGGTGCTTTTTTATGGTGTTTTTATGGCAGTTACTGATAAACATCCGCAGTATATTGCTGCACAAAAAAGCTGGCAGATGATGCATGATGCCATTTCTGGCGAAGAGCAGATTAAGCAGGCCACAACAAAGTACCTCTCCAAATCTGCAGGCATGATCGAAGCTGAGAAGCAGGGTGATACTACAGGCGAGATCTATAAGGCTTATGTGAACCGAGCTCAGTATCCTCTATGGGTTCAGGATTCATTACGGACCATGATTGGCCTGGTCTCCAAACTTGAGCCAGATATCGTGATTGAGAGTTCTTTGCTTAAGGGGCTGATCAATAACGCGACCAATGATGGTTTTGGGTTAAAGCAGCTATTTATCCGCGTATGTGTAGAACTGCTGGAATGTGGTCGCTGTGGATTGCTGGTGGATGTTGATAGTGACGGCGTTCCTTACTTCGCTATGTATGATGCTCTATCAATTATTAACTGGAAAGAGAACAGCATTGGTGGCCGTAAGGATCTCAAGCTTTTGGTGCTCGAGGAGCAGTTTGATAATAGCGAAGATGAGTTTGGCCACGAAACCAAAACCGTGCACCGTGTTTTATCTATGCAGGACGGTGCTTTAACGGTTCGGTTATTTGATGGGGCTTTACCTGAAGATAAAACGCCAGATCTAGGCGGTAATCAGCTTTCTTTTACGCCGTTTGTTTTCTGCGGCACCACGGATAACTCACCGCATGTCGGATCGATACCACTATTAACCATGGCCAAAGCTGCTTTGAAGTATTACCAGTTGAGTGCGGATTATTACCAGTCATTGCACCATACAGCACATCCTCAACCTTGGATTAGTGGTCTGGATGATGAATCACATATTAGTGTAACTGGAGTCATGGCCGTCTGGGATCTGCCTAAGGATTCAACCTGCGGTTATTTAGAGATTTCGGGTGATGGGATTGATATGACCAAGAAGGAAATGGATGCCCAAAAGAATGCAGCACTTGAAGCTGGTGCAAAGGTGATTGATACCAATGCTCAGGAATCAGGCGAAGCCCGTCGTGCACGTCAGGATGATCAGCATGCCAGCTTACACAGTATTGTGATGTGTGCTGCCGAAGCCATTGAGCAAGCCATTAAATATGCGGCTCAGTGGTTAAAGCTGGATCCTTCCAAATACTCATTCACTGTTAAGCCTGAGTTTGTTGTTCAAGTAACGGATCTCAATCTGGCCAAGCAGCTTTATGAAGGTGCACTACAAGGTAAAAACTCATTTAGAACATATTGGGAATATATCGCTACCGGTAAATTGCCATCACATGATTATCAGGATGAGTTACTACGTGTTGAAGAAGAGCGGGATAGTCTACCGTTGTAAGGAGGCTAAATGGCTTCAAATGATCATAAAAATCTGATTGAGGTACTGACTCAGCACCAAGCTTATTTATATAGAGTCTCATCTCAATCGGTGAATGAATTAACCAGGTTATTTAATTCTGAATCAGAACAGATGCTGTCAAAGCTTCGGGATCTGTTGGATGAGTTAAGTGATGCTGAAAAGGTGGCCTTAGCTGGAGGGCAATACACCACAACCAACCTAAAAGAGATCCGAGATCTCATTTCACAGTGGTTCACCAGTTTAAGTACTTCCATTCCTGAATTGTTTGCTGTTTCTGCTACGGCACTGGCCGTATATGAGGCGAAATATACGGCCAAGCTGTACGGCGGCAAGATCAAAAAGCCAAACGGAAATAAGCTTTATTCTTCAGCCAAGAAAACGCCTTTAATTGGCGGTGCTTTGGTTGATGAGTTGCTTTCCAAAATTGCTACAAGTGCTCGGCAGAAAGTTGAATATGCGATTCGGGACGGGATTAGTAGCGGCAAAACCAATCAGGAAATTATCCAGCGGATCCGTGGTACCAAGCGCCAGAATTATGATGATGGCATTCTAAATACCAGTAAGTCTGACATCGAACGTACGGTGAGAACGGTACGCAGCCATGTCGCTAATCAGGCGTATTTAGACAGTTTTAAGCAGCTCGGTTTTGAATACGTCAAGCTGGTGGCTACGTTAGACGGTCGAACAACAAAGCTCTGTGCGTTTCTGGATGGTAAGGTCTGGAAAATTGGTGATCCAGATATTCGTATACCGCCACTTCATCCAAACTGTAGATCAATTCTGGTACCAGTTGATAAAGATGGTCTATTAATTGGTGAGCGTCCTTTTGTGATGGATGAGCGCAAAGTTAAGGATATTCCAAAAGATGAACGCAAGCAGTTGATCGGCCAGATTGATGCCAACACAAAATTCAAAGAGTTTTTCAACAAAACAGATGATTTCTTTCAAAAGGAATGGCTAGGGCCTAAGCGCTTTAAGCTCTATAAAGAAGGTAAGTTTGATTTTGATAAGTTCTTTGATCCTAAAGGTGAGCTTTACATACTGGAACATCTTAGGAAGCTAGATGGGCTAAAATTTAAGGAGCTTGGAATTTAACAAAGGTAGAGGTGCTTACTATGTTAAAGGTATCAATTTGCGAATGCAGGACGCGTAAGGAAGAATTAGAAAAGGTTTTAACTAGTCAGATTGCAGAATTGGTCAATAAGTTTGAAATCGAAACAGGGGTAAATATTCGTGATATTTACCTGAATTTTACTGATGTGTCTGAGATTGATCGACCTGATAGATATGTGTTTACGAGCGTGACAGTCAAGACCCAAGAATCTGATTAACTTTTCAATAGTTGGATATTGAATTCTGCTCCACTTTTCTTCTTAATAAGTAGCCCAAATAGTAAACAATTATTTAGAGGGTAAAGTGGATCTATCATTTATTGAGAAGTCTAAAATCATTATTGATATCGTTACTAATAAACAAAATCAAAAAGCTGGAGAAGATATCTTCAATAGATACCGTCAGTTTTTGAAAGATATTAAAGATATTGAGCGTGATGACGATCACGATGAAGATGAAAAAGCTATTTTAAAAGATCTGCGTGTTGGGGCATTAACAGGAGCTGGAAATGCTAATTATGCTGAGTTTTTATTGTTTAAAGAAATATTTCCTAATGACATGTTAGTAATAAACTATTGGTCTTTCGTGAGAAACAGAACCATTTTTACAATAGATATTTCTTCAAAGACAATCAAAATAAATACATGGAAAATGATTGCAAGTCATTTTTTTTATTTAGGATTTGTTTTTCTTTTTTTATTAATTTTTACATTTTTAGGGTGGGTTTTATTTGAACAATTAAGCGCTGTAACAGGTGAGCTTTCATTAAGTTCGACAATTGTTGCTGTAATTATTGGAACCATAATGAGCTTTTTGATGATTACTGTTTTTAGGTTGTTATTCGATCATTCTTGTTATTCGTCACTATGTAATCAAGTAAAAGCACTCTAATTTCTTGGAAAATATCTTAAAAACAAACCGCCTTCGGGCGGTTTTTTATTGCCTTGAGATAAGGCTCAACTTAATCAAACGAGAGGTTTGAACATGTCATTGCCATTTATTGTGGATTCGCTGGACCAGATCAAAGAAGAACATCGTGCTTTGTATGTTGAGGAGAACGGGAAGTTTCGACTTGACCTAGAAGGCTACGAAGATCCAAAAGGTTTGAAGTCTGCACTACAAAGCGAGCGTGATGCCGCTAAGACTGCACAACGTGAATTACAACGTCTGCAGAAACAATTTGAGGGCATCGATCCTGAAATCGTTAAAAAGGTTTTCGACCAACTTGATCATGATGAAGAAGCCAAACTAATTGCAGAGGGCAAAGTAAACGAAGTGATTCAGAAGCGCACCGAGAAGATGCGTGAAGAACATGCTCGTTTGCTCAATGCCGAAACTGAACAAGCCAATAATGCTGAGGCTTATGCCAATAAATTTAAGCAATCAGTGGTGCAAGGCCAGATTGTACAAGCGGCTGTTGAGCTTGAAGCACTACCAGAAGCAACCGCAGATATCGCATTTCTTGCTCAGTCTAAATTTGTATTAGACGAGGATGGCAAAGCGGTAGCTGTGGATGAGTCAGGTGAGGTTGTCATTGGTAAAATTGGTAAAGATGGCAAGACGCCATTATCACTTAAAGAGTGGATTGAATCCCTACGCGAGCAAAAGCCTTACTTCTGGCCAAAAGCAAATGGATCTGGCGCACCAGGTAGTTCTAATACCAAAGGTCAGGTCGACATCCTCAAAGCAGATGGTTCTGTGAATCTCACCAAACTTGCGCAATTACGAAATGAAAATCCGCAGCTGGCCAAAGAGCTTGCTGCAAAACACGGTATTAAACTTTAACAACTAAGGAGAAGGCCAAATGGCTGATACAAAAATTGCTGACGTAATCGTTCCAGAATTATTCCTACCATACGTTTTGAACAAGACTACAGAGAAATCTGCATTATGGCAATCCGGTATTGTTGGTGAGTTAGAAGAAAAAATTGCCTTTGGCACCGATGGTGGTAACACCGTTAACATGCCTTTCTGGAATGATTTAAGCGGTGAATCTGAAGTACTTACAGATACTAAGGCGCTTGGTGTAAATAACATCACTGCTGGTAAAGATATTGCAATCCTTCATGCCCGTGGTAAAGCTTGGGGTGCAAATGATTTAGCCAAGGCATTGTCTGGTGATGATCCATTAGGTGCAATCAGTGATCTGGTTGCTGATTACTGGGCACGTGAGTTTCAAGGCTTCACTGTTAATATGCTTAAAGGTGTGTTTGGTGCTGCAAGCATGGAAGGCAACATGCATGACATCTCGGCAGGTGCTGGCGCAGCTGCAGTGATTGATGGTCACTCATTTGTTGATGCGTCTTATAAGTTGGGCGATGCGGTCGATAAATTGACGGCGATCTCAATGCATTCGGCAACGATGGCGGCATTGTCTAAGCAGGGCCTGATTGAAACGGTCCGTGATGCTGATGGCGTATTACTCTACAAAACCTTTATGGATCGCCGTGTCATTGTTGATGATGGCATGCCAGTGATAAGGCTGATTATTTGCAAAAGGCCGAAGCCTATCTGATTGCCCGAAATGTGAAACCTTATGAAGATGTAACATTAGTGCCTAAGGCATTAAAGTTGGCTTCATATGAAATCATTAAGGGCATCATGAAGGGTGAACTGTACCAAGGGCAGGAACAGGCTTTAAAGCGTAAGCGTGTGAAAGCTGAGGTTGAGTCAGAAAAGGAATACCAGGATGGATCAGTAAAGCTGAATGCCACTGAACAATACATTCTGGATCTGATTAAGCCATTCACCAAGCGCTCTTCAGTATTTTTTATCCGGAGGATCTAATGGGTTTACGTGACGAGCTGCAAGCAGACATTGCCGAGGCGTTTAATGAGGATCTGGCAGATGCCGTTCAATCCTTTTCGTGTGAGCGGATCATCAAAACTGATTGGGATCCTCTGACCGAAATGCATAAGACGATTAAAGAGAACTATTCTGGCCGTGGTGTGTTATTTGGCTCTTACAATCAATACGAAATCCAGACGCTCGGTGTCTTGGCCACTGATAAAAAGGCTGTTGTTCTGCAGAATGAAGTAACCATGGTTCCGAAAATTGCTGATGAGTGGTTTACACCACTTGGTAAGTTTCGAGTCATGCATATTCAGCAGGATCCAGCGGAAACAATCTGGAAATGCCAATTGAGGAAGGTTTAAGTTGCCAATTTATGTGAAATCAATAAAATTTAGTTTTTTATTATCCTAATAGTATAATGTCTTCAGTTGCTGGTGTGCCTATTCGAAGTAGTGGGAGTAGTTCAGGTAGTTTATTTGATAGTAAAGATCAGTTTATATCCATCTGCCGTGAGAATTTTGATTTTAATCAATCGTCTTCTGAAATAATCAAAACATTAAGTTTAGAGGAACGTCAATATTTCTATAAATGTGATGATGCGATCAATAACTTACTCTCAGTTGATTCGATAATTTTCTATTTATCAATTATTCTTCCAATTCTCTGTTTTTTATATTTTATAAGAGTGGGACAAAAACATTATAAGATTGCAGAGGAGAAAATTAAGAATGCTAAAAATCCTATTATATATGCACGAAAACCTGAAAATAACCCATCTAATTCAATGGAGGCTGCTGTTCTAATAGGAGCTGTTTGTTCAGTTTTGCTTTTTCTAATAATTTATATGGTTCATTTTTTTGTTGTGGAGGTAATGTATCAGATTAAGCATATCTAAGATTTACTTGTTGAAAACTCTATTTTTTCACATGATTTCATGTGTCTGGATCGTTTTGAGTATAAGCACTTCGAGAGTCATCTATGAGCTGGAAAGGAAAAAAGCCAACTGAGTTCGCCGTGCAGGTTGTCAGCGATTCAGAAGTGCATGTAAAAAATATCGTTATAGATACCGTTCAATCCTTGGTTGTTTCCAGTCCAGTCGACACTGGCACTTATCGTGCTTCTCACATAGTCTCTATTGGATCTGTTGACATGGGTGTTCGTGAACCTGAGGTAAATGCCAATCAAGATGCTGCAATCCAAGCCGTTAAAATCAAGCTGGGTAATTTGGTCTATATCCAGAACAATTTGCCTTATGCAGAACGTCTGGAAAATGGTTGGTCTGATCAGGCGCCACAAGGCATCTATAGCACCACATTTAACTTTATCTCTCAAAAGTACGGTGGCTAATATGGCAATGACATTAGAACAGGCAAGACAAGCCATTATTGCTCGCATGCAGGGCTTCACTGGTATCGATCAAGCGCGGATCCAGTATCCGAATGCACCAGAATTTAAAGTGCCTAAAAATGGTCTCTGGTGTCGTTTAACGATTGCGGGTGGATCAAGCTTTATTTCAGGTATTGCTGACAAGCCTTGTACACGGCTAACCGGCAATATCATAATTCAATGCTTCGACCGACTGCATACTGGAGAGAAAGCGATTACCGAGCTGAGTGATGCATTACTGAATCATTTCGAGTATTTCAATATTGATCATCTGGAATGTCTGCAGGGGCAAGCCATCAATGCAGGCAAGAATAGCGATTTTATCCAGTACAACGTTACGATTGCATATAAAATAAACTAATATACTTGCTTTATTTTTATCAAGTAGGTATTGCTATGGATATATTAGAATGGATAAAGATCTTCTTCTCTGGAATTTCTACGATTCTTCTACCAGTTTTCTTATGGTGGTTGAACAGAAATAGTAATGAAAATAGTAAACCTAAGTTGCATTCTGATATTGATTTAGATTTAAAATCAGCAAAAGAATTTGAAAGTATAAAAGATGATCCATCATTATCAAGATTGATTAAAGATAGATTTTCCAAAAAGTTATTTAATAGCCCAAATATTAATTTTGATGAATCTGTATTTTTTACTGGCTTTAAAGATGCTGATAGGCTTATTAGTAAGTACTTAATTTATAAGGATCGTATTCGATTGAAGTATGATTCAATGGGCAGGGTTAGTCATCTAGAACCCAAGGCGTCTAAATTTCAGAGAGTATGTTTTTTCATTTCTTATATCTTTTTTGTCAGCTTAGCTGTTACTCCTTTTATTTTCTTTGGAGCTTACAAAGATTATATATCGCATTATTATCATGCTCAAAACTTAGTAATAGCAGGTGAGTTTATCATTTCTCCTTTTCTATTTTTTATAATCGGCATATTTAGTTTGATTGAGGGTGGTAAACAAAGTAGCGCTATACGTTTTATTGAAAGTATTGAAAATGAAGAAATTAAAATAGATGACACTGATAAAAATCATGATAATTCTATTTAATTTAAGTCAAAAACTATCTTTAAGAAAAGCTGTCCTAAAGACAGCTTTTCTTATTTCTGGTCCCATACCACCTCATCGGTGGTTTTTTTATGTCTATAGGAATCACTTATGAGCAATTTTGTTTTTAAGCGCGGTGACACCTTTAACCTGAACTTGTAGCTTGTCGATATGGACGAGGCTCTGCAATTTCCACCTGATGATGTGCGCCGTGCGATTAACCTGACTGGTTATGCTTTTACATCTCAGGTGAAAGCTTTGGATACTGGTGCTGCCGTAGCAACTTTAACCTGTGCTGCATTAAACCAGACCAACCAGAAAGGTTGGTTGAACGTGAAGTCGGGTACCAGCACAGCAGCATGGCCATTGGGACTGGTCCAGATGGATCTCAAAGCTGTAGTCGGCGGTGTAACTCAACATTCTGAAACTTTAACGTTTCAGGTAATTGATGGGGTGACAGCATAATGGCCAATCTTGTATTTAAGTTTAATTGGGAGCATCGACCTTTTCCCTATAATGCAGCCTCTGGTAAGCCGCAATTCATGTTGCCTTTTGCTTCAGGCATTCCGAATCTGACACCACAATGGTCTCAGGTGGATGGGCTGGGAACAGCTGCAACAGCAAATGTAGGTAATTCAAATGCAGGTGATGTTGTTCCAGCCACTCCTGAGAATATTGTTGATTTTCTGACTTTGGCATCTCGACGGGCAGGTTTTTTCCAAGGGGGCGGAAGTGGAACTTCAAATTTTCCTACTGCAGAACCCAACATGTCATATTCAACAATTATCAATGGTTATCGAAGTGCTTCTACTGGTTTTTGTATCTTTGCCAATGCAGCAATGAATCCTCGTATTGTTGCTTATTCAATTGTTAATAGTGGCGGCACAAATATCTTAAAAGAGTGCAAGTTGTATACATCCGTTAATACATCTGTTGATGCGAATGGATTTATTAAAGCTGCTTCACCAATCGTTAAGCTGTTTGCTCACTCTATTCAATTAAACGAAGAGGCCGAAGAACAGCAAATTACATTTGAACGATTGGGTGTCGGTGATTACTTGATTAAAGGATCATTAGGATTTGCCCAAGAAGGCTGGTATATCGAAATTCCAAAAGATGCCAATGGTAATACAGTTGTCGCCGTTCTCTACGATACGCTGGAAAATGGTGATATCTCGATTAAAACCTACAAGCGCAAATTCGATTTCGATCTTGCAGCAGTTGTTGCCGATCTGGACAATCCGCTTGAAATTCCAAATGAACGTTGGATCGATATCCGTTTACATGAAGAACCAGAGCCAGAACCTGAAGATATTTTATTTTCACAAACGCCGAATGACTTTCAGCCAACCAATCTGGCTCAGGCAGTGGCAGCAGCTATGGATGGTGTAGATCCTCCAGAGATTAATGAACAACTATCTTAACAACCCGCTTAAACAGCGGGTTTTTTAATGCCTAAAATTTGGAGAACAATAAATGAGTTCAGGCGCAAAAATCCGGTTATATGCTTGTGAAGAAGTAGTACTCGGTACAACTCCAGCAAATCCAGTCTGGTAACCGTTCGCCGTGTATCAGATGGATTATCAGAAAACGTATCTACCGAACAAAGCAATGAAGTCGTTGATTCACGTTTCCGTCAGGGTGCTTCGGTAACTGAAGCAGAAGTCACTGGCCAGCTGGAATTTGAATTATCACTTGGCACTTTTGACTTATTCCTGAGTGTGCTGGCCTTCAATAACTGGGCGGCCAATTCGTTAAGCTTTGGCGGTGGTATCCGTAAATCCCTGACCTTGGTTAAGGTTTATGAGGATATTGGCCAAGTCTTTATCTATCGTGGTGTGCAGGTCAATACTGGAGAAATTACGATTCAGACTACGGGCAAAATCACGGGTAACTTTGGTCTGGTCGGTAGTTCCTTTACCCGTCAGCAAATCAATCCAGTTGCTAATCCGGTACCAGCTTCGAGCCGTCCAGTGGTCAGCATGCCAAATGTTGAAAAGTTACTGATCAACGGTCAGTCGATTCAAGATAAAGCTTGTCTACAGACACTCACCATTAACTTTAATAATAACCTCGAAGCAATCCGTTGTATTGGATCTGGTAAATACACGCCAGAGTTCTACTTAGAGAAAATGATGGATATCGGCGTAAACGGTAATTTCATGTTCTCGGCCACATCTGCAGCTTGGATCGACGCAATCAAAACCCGTGATGTGTTCACACTGGGCTTTGATATTACCGATAACAAAAACAGCAAGTACTCTCTGAATTTCCCACAACTTGAAGTCATGGAAGCTAATCATCCTGACGGCGGCGGTGATGACATCATCACGGTAGACATCAACTTTGCCCAGGTACGTACCAGCCCAACCATTGTACGTGCGCTGTTGTAATAAGCGAGTACACAAGTATTCATCTAATTAAAACCAAGCCTGTGCAGTGTCATGGGCTTTTTTTATTGCTTAAATTTCAGAGGTCGTTATGGCGTTAAAAGTCGGTATTGTACAAAGTTCAGAGGTATCTAAATGGTGCCAGTTCAAAAATGCTGAAGGAGAGGTTCAGGCCGAATTCAAGATCCGTGGTATTGCCTATAAACCCTTTCAGGTCGCGATCGAACGTGCTGGGAATCAGATCACATCCAAAGGCTATGACGTTATGGCCATAGATCCAGCTGACAAGCTTTATCATGAGTTATTGATGGATGCCTGTGCTGCGCATCTGATTGAGGACTGGAAGGGCGTATTCTTCGCTGAGGTAGTGAACGGTAAAACGGTTGAGACTGATATGCCTTATACAGCCGAGAACGCATCTAAGCTATTCAACCTTGGTGATATCGGTGTGGCCATCTGGTTATTCATTAAAACTGAAGCTCAGAAGATTCAGGAAAATGCGGATAAGGACAAGGCCGTTATCCTGGGAAAGTCATTGAGCTCTACAAGTACCAAAAAACCTATGCGTCGAAAACGCCGCACGAAATCGAACAAATCAAATTCTTAGGTGGACATGTTCCTGAGCCACCAGAATCATCCTATGCAGCTGAATCAATTCTGCTTGCCTTCAGCACGATTTGCAGATCAAGACGGTATGAGCAGGGTATGCCACTCTCAATAGACCAGCAGGCCATCAATGTTTATACCGAGCATAATGATGTGCCCGTCGGTCCACATGTCTTTAATGATTGCATCTTTGCCCTTGATGATCTGTTTCTTGAAGAAGCGTATAAAAAGGTGAAGACAAAAAGTGACAATGGTCGGGCTAAATGATTCTTTTATCGTGATTTAAGTCACTATTTATTTAAAATATGTGTTAATTTACATAATTTTTTAAGGGGTTGAAAAATATGGATATTGTTAAATTCTTAAAAAGCTTTAATACGGTTGGGTTTTATCTAACCCTAGCCTGTATTTTGCTGGTAGTTCTTATTTTGTATTTCTATTTTATAAATCCTCTTTGATTGCATGCCACCTTCGGGTGGCTTTTTAGTACTTTTATTTCACTATCAGAAAATTTCAGCTACATTCCTATCATCATTGAAACAATTGAATTACAACGAAATTAACAAGAGTTACAGTTGATTTGGTATAAAAATTAGAAATAAAAAGGATTGAAAATCATGCTAATCAAAATAGATTCTGAAAACTATCTTAACCCGGCACATATCGTTGCTGTTTCTACGTTTACATCACCTGACGGAATGGTAAAAATTACGATTGATACGGTGCCTTCTGCAAGTGGCCATGGTTCTTACCAGGTAATCACGATGAATGAAGAAGAGGCTGCTCGTTTTATAAAGCAATTATCAGAGAATTAAAGTATTCCGTTCAATATTATTTGAGATAAATGAACCTGCCGTGAGCGGTTTTTTTTATATTTGGTTAACAACCGCCTTTATGGGCGGTTTTTTATTGCCTGAAGGAAAGTAAACATGACACAAGAATCCCGCTTAGTCATCGTAATTGACTCACAAAATGCTGAACGCAATGCCAAAGCCTTGGCTGATGAAATGTCTAAAATTACTGAGCGTGGCGATTCAGCATCACAATCTACAAAGGGCATGGGTAAGCAGTTTTCTGTGACCAATAACATTGTCCAGAACTTTAATACCACGGTAAACAATGCCAACTCATCCGTGCAAAAAACGGTTGAAGTCACCAAGCAGGCGACTCAGCAGAATCAAAAGTTTACACAAGAAATTAAAAATACATCGCAGGAACTGGATAAACAGGAAAAGTCGATTCATTCCTACGGAGCATCAATTAAAGCTTTAGCTGGTTTTATGGTGGGGCTGGTAACCGTAAATGAAGCCATAGCCAGAGCTGATGGTGCAACCCAGATGGCTGCACGTATTCGTAATGCAACAGAAAGTGCTGCTGAGTTTGATCTTGTTCAGGGGCGTTTATATGCATCTACAAAAAGTACTTACCGTGCCTTAGGAGAGGCTCAGGAGGTCTATTTAGGCTTAGCTGGTGGAATGAAAGCCTTAGGTTACGCCACCAATGATACTTTAGATGTGTCTGACTCACTTTCATTTTCATTCACTGCCAATGCGGCACGTGCTGATCAGGCGCAATCAGCAATTGATGCATTTTCTAAATCTATGGCCAAGGGCAAGATTGATGCTGATGCATGGATCTCGATTGTTACCGCTGCCGATAACATTATTGCAGATATGGCTAAAACCACAGGCAAGACTGAGGTTCAAATTCGAGAGTTAGGTGCAACGGGTAAAATCTCGTTAGAAGATTTGATTAAAACACTTAAAGCCACTAGAGACTCAAATCAAGAATTAGCGGATGCTATGGAGAATAGTCTGGCAGATGGTGTGACCACATTGTCAAACGCCGTGACAAAGTTACTTGGTGAAATCAATCAGAGTACGGGTGCAACCAATACTGCAGCAGCAGGCTTGGGACTGCTAGCCGATAATATTGATTTAGTGATGAATGCTGCTATGGCGGGCGGTCTAGCTTATTTAACCAAGACAATTATTGCTAAAACTGTTGCCACAGATACGGGGATTATCTCAACGATCCGCAGTCGCCAGGCATCTATTGCCAATGCTCAGGCCGAGGTTACAGAAGCAACAGCAACGCTTAATGCGGCAAAAGCGCATCTTGCTAATGTTAAAGCGACCAATGCAGAAGCACAGGCCAAATACGGCGCGACAGCTGCCGCAGCACGATATGCTCAAGCACAAGCTGCTGTAACTGCGGCTACGAATGCTCAAACAGCAGCACAAGGACGATTAACGGCTGTATCTATCAATGCGGGTAGATTGGCAAGTGGAGCGTTTGCATTAATTGGTGGGCCAATAGGTGCAATTACCTTGGGTGTCGCTGGTTTGACTGCAGCTTACTCGTATTTCAATGGTAAGGCTGAGGAGGCAACGGCAAAGTTAAAAGAGCAAGCAGAGGCTGCAAAGTTAACTAAAGATGAAATTAAGGCCCTGAGTGAGGAGCAGCGTAAAGAGAAGCTTGATGATCTGGCAGCAACACTTGAAGATCAAAATAAGAAGTTGAAGCAACAAGAGCAGGCGGTCGCATCAGCTTTAATTGCCATTCAAAACTATGCAGTGGGTAATGTCAAAGTTACCGATATTTCAAATAAGGCTCGACTTGGTACCATTTCATATACGGAAGCGATAGAGCAACTGAAGGATCAGAAAATCCCTTCAGATCTAAGAGATGCATTACTCAATCAAGTTAAAGCCTATGATGAGGCTGCTGAAACTGCCAATAAGACCAAAAAAACATACAGTTTATTTGGGATTGAGGTAACACTTGCAGGCAATAAAGCTGAAAATGCGATCGTCGGACTTGATAAAAATACCAAGTCATTAACTGAAAATGAAAAGGCTGCTTTGGCTGCAAAAGATGCTCAAAAGAAATATGCAGATTCATTATTTGATCGTGATTTTGATGCCCAACTATCACAAAGATTACTTGCCAAGAACTACACTCCAGCTCAAGTAAAGGCATTGTTAGAACTGGCAAACTGGGCGCGAAAAAATGGTGTGCAGATTACCACTGAGATGTATCAGGCAGCGTTGAGAGTTCAAGCCATTGAGGAGAAAAATAACCAGGTTATAGAGGCCAAAAATAAAGCACTCAAGGAAACGACAGACGAGCTATCTAAGCAACAGAAGATTCTCTCTGTAAATGCCAAGGTTCAGGCCAATGCCGCAAAGTTTGGTTTTTCTAATATCGAATCTAAATACAGTCTGCCAGCGGGCACACTATCTGCGATTCACATGATCGAATCCAGAGGGAATGCCAAAGCATATAACAAAGACACTGGTGCAACAGGTGGTTTTCAGTTCTTATCTGGTACAGCCAAGCAATACGGCGTTAAGGATCGAACTGATCTGGCCCAGTCTGCTGAAGGTGCGGGTAAGTATATGTCTTACCTACTCAAACTGTTTAAAGGCGATTTGGAAAAGGCTGTACGTGCTTACCATGCTGGTGAGGGCAACGTTCAAAAAGGTAAAGGTATTGGTAAATAAAACAATCAATACTGGAAAGACTTTCAGGGCTATATGGCAGGCATCAATGGATATTCTGCTGGTGATATTTCATCAAAAGATTTTTCAAAGATGCTTCAAGATGACGCCAAAATGGCTGAAGAGCAGGCACGTTTACGGATTCAACTGGAGAATGAAGTTGCAGATCAACAAACTAAGATCCGCAATGATCTGGCTCAAAAATTAGAGGAGGTTGATAAAGCCAACTTTAGTCCTGAACGTAAAGCGGAGATTGTTGCCGATCTGAAAGCCCGTGCAGACAATGATATTGCGATCGCTCAACAGGCTTTACGTACAAAGTTAGACTTTTACAAGGAGTTCCAAAAAACTGAAGCTGAGTTGCTTGAAGAAAGCTTTGCCCGTAAAAAGTTCAATGCTGCCCATGATATTGAACTCAGCAAGGCTGAACAGAAACAGGCTGTTGAACTGCTGGAGCAACAATATCAGCAAGAGCTGGGTTTGATGCAACTGGCACAAGAACAGCGCTTGTTCCAGGCTAAATTAGCCTTATTGTCTGAAACCGAAGCTATGCAGGAACGGTATCGATTAGAACGGGAGGAAATTTTAAAAAATACCAAGCTCAGCATCGAAGAGCGCCAAAAACAGATTACGTTCTCCAAAGCCAGTCAGGAAAAGGAGATGCGTGACAAGATTACTGGAGCTGTCGACAACTGGGGCGGTATTCAGGCCGACATGAATGGTACCAGTGATTTCTTTAGACAGGATCAGGATCGTTTTAGCCGCCTTGGTACAGCTCAGGATCTGTTTGATAGTAAGTCAGCAGCGGTTGATTACAATGAGCAGAGTGGTATTGAGGATATCAATTCCAAACTCCAAGCCGGTCTTTTATCACAGCAAGACTTTGAGGATCAGAAAACCGCAATCATGCAGGCCGCTCTTGAGCAACGGAATATCATCTACGATGAATATTCTCAGAATGCTCAGGCGATTGAAGATAAGTACCAACAAGATAGATTGAATGCTCAAATTGCTCTCGGTGGGCAAATGATTGGTTCAGTAACATCGATGTTCGGTTCTATGTTTGGTGAACAATCCAAAGCCTATAAGATCATGTTTGCTGCTGATAAAGCCTATGCCATTGCTGCAGCAGGTATTGCGATTCAACAGAATATTGCTCAGGCGGCGAAAATTGGTTTCCCTCAAAACTTGCCATTAATTGCAGGTGCGATTGCTCAAGGTGCCAGCATTATTGCCAACATTCGTGCAATTAAGGACCAAGGTTTTGCTGAGGGTGGTTATACAGGTAAAGGTGGTAAATATGAGTTTGCTGGATCTGTTCATAAGGGCGAGATTGTATGGTCACAGGATGATATTAAACGTTGGGGCGGTGTCAATTTAGTTGAGAGTATGCGTAAGAGTGCGAACCCTGAAGCATTCCTCAATAACAACAACGTTTCAGCTGACAATATTATGCGCCGTGCAATGATGAGCTCTAACGCCTTTATGGAAAGCCAGAAGAAATCAAACATCTTCAATCAATCAGGAGATGACCAGATTATCTATAAGGCAAATCAGACTGCAGATTCTCCAAAGATTTCTACAGGTTCGGATCTGTATCATGATGGCAAAGTGTATTTCTCGCCAAATGGTCTGGTTCAGGATCGGTCTAATCTTGAGGATGTCTATGATTTCACTCTGGGCAGATCAGCACGGCCACAGGCTGAGGCTATGGCCTCAGTTCAACCATCAGCACCTACGATCAACTTTAAAATTGAAGTAGTGAACCAGGTGAAAGGAGTAGCGGTCGAAGCAGAGCAACTGGATGAAAATACTGTTCGATTGATTGTAAAAGATGAATTGGATAGGACGCTTCCACGTGAGGTACCAAAGATCGTCAGTGATCAAATTAAGGATCCGAGCTCAACTATCAGTCGGGCTATTTCAACCAATACTACAGCACGGCGTAATCGTTAATTAAAAGTAAGCCGTTCAAGGCTTCTCTTTATTATTTAGTTGGTGGAAGGATGTGTTTAGCAATCTCATGACCAATGTCTACTAAATACGGCATGCGGTCAGTTGCGACAAGCCAAGCTAAAAAAAGTAAGACAACAATTATTAGTATGTTTTTTCCCATAGTAATTCCAAAATTTTTGTTTAAATTTAAAAAACTCTGTTCAACCAGCAGTATTTTTTCAATCAGTATAATACCTCTCTACAGCCCCAAGTTGAGGTATATTTAAATATCTATTTTTTATCTTTGGGGATGTAATGTATAGCAAGAACAATATCTTACTACCGAGTAAATCAGTGTATACCCTGAAAGAAGCTTGTGAGGAGTTAAATTTATATTTTAATAGGACTGATATAAATATTGCGTATTTATTAGATTTGATAAATCAAGGGTATATTTGGGTACATGCAAAATTTTCTAAGCATAATTATCTTTTAGCTTGGCCTATGGATTGGGATCTCGAAGAAAGATTTGATACTCAGGAAGAACAAGTAATTGCTGAAATTGTCTTTTTTAACAAAATGCTTAGCTTTCAGCGTAATTATAATAATTTAGCTGATTATGATTTGTATCTAAAATTAGGCATAAGCGCTGCTTTTGATTTTCTTAATAATAAAGACACTACGAAGCCAATAGTTGTAGATATTTATGACCCTTGCGAACACTTTTATCTTTTCGAAAGTTATTTAAATTCAGATTGTGGGTATGATATAGAATTACTTGAAATTCCTGAAAATTTTTCTAGGGATGATTATTTTAGTAAGGTTCTTATTAATCATTCAGCTAAAATATGTATTAAAAAATTATCTTATTTTGATGTTTATGATGAGGTTTTTCGGGGGACTGAATTAGAAAATGCATATTATCAAATCCAAGAAATTTCTGAAATTCAACAAACTCACAATGAACACGCTAAGGATAAAATTGAAGCTTTTAGAGGGAAGAGTGGGTGGACTGAGTATTATTGGTATGGTGATAAAAAATTAGAGAGATTAGATCTAGAGTTTTTTTTAGAGGATTTGATTATTCTGAAAGAAGATATGGATTGTCTAAAAAAAGGTGAAAGCCGAAAAATTAGAGAAAGGAAAGAATATATTTCACCAATTGTTAAAAGAAATTTTAATAAGCTAGAAATACAGCCAGATTATACGACTAACAAAAATAGTATTTCTAATAAATCAATCAATAAAATTATTTATGCTTTAGCTAGTATGGCAAATTTAGATCTATCCCAACCACAAGCTGCCTTTAGTCAATTGCAGTTGTATTGTGAAAAGAATAATTATGAGCTCCCCAACAAGGATACTTGTGGAAAAGCATTCAAGGATGCACAGTACCATTTCAATAATTTTAGTTCTAAATAGACTCTAAATAAAACAAATTTAAAAGAACTTTAATCATACTAGCCTCATCAAAGCAACACGATGAGGCTTTTTTATGAGTTTTATTTACTTCGCTTGTTTCAATAACGAAGTTATAGCCAGCAAAGTTTCATCTTGGGTTTTAATAATTGCCTCTAATTGTTTTTGTGTTGAGTGTGATGATTCTTTTAACTCTTTATATGCGATTGACATGAGATGCATTTCTGTTTCATGTGCTTGTTTTAACTCAAAACTTTGTTCGAGTCTTGCAACCATTTCGGCGCTTTGAGAACGGTTATTTTCTTCAGCCGCTTTTTCAATTTTTTCTTTTAATTCAGGAGGAACACGTAAACGAACAATAGTATGGTCGGCTTGGTTACTCATAAAAAACCTCAGAAGCCACAAAATGTGGCATTGGAGAAAATATGAAATCTAAAGAATTTGTTTATATCAAAGGTCGGCTTGATGCTGACTTACACAAGAAGCTGAAACTGAAAGCTCAGCAAGAAGAACGCTCAATGAATTATTTAATCAATAAAGCAGTTGAGTTAATGGTAAACCAATCTAAAGAGGTAAAAGTATGAATGCTATCGTACCAATACAATTACAGACCATGAACAGCTTAGAAATTGCTGAGTTAGTCCAAGCTGAACATCGAGCAGTTGTTTTATCCATCGAACGTTTGGCTAAACGAGGGGTTATTCAACTTTCTTCAATGGTGAAAGTTGAGAATAAACAATCTCTTAGCCCGAATAAATTCACTAATGTATATCAATTCACAGGCGAACAAGGTAAACGAGACAGCATCATTGTGGTAGCTCAACTTTGCCCTGAATTTACCGCTCGCTTAGTAGACCGCTGGCAGGAACTAGAAGCTCAAGTTGCTAAACCAATTGATCCGATGCAACTACTGGCAGATCCACATGCCTTACGAAATGCCTTGCTGACCTATTCTGAAAAAGTGATTGAGCTAGAACAGCAAGTAGAAGTGATGCAACCAACAGTTGAAGCTTTTGATCGTATTGCTAAAGCGGATGGGAGCTTTTGCCTGCGGGATACAGCAAATAACTTACAAATGCGCCAAAGTGACCTAATCAAATGGCTCCAGTTAAATGGCTGGATTTACAAACGTCCTGGTAATACCGCATGGCATGGTTATAGCGATAAGCTACAAGCAGGTTATCTAGAACATAAAACCGAAGTAATTACTCGTCCTGATGGCTCAGAAAAGATCACAGAGCAGGTGAGAGTGACACCAAAGGGATTAACCAAGCTTTCAAAGCTATTAGGAAACTACAATGCATAA